AGCCCTGTGCCGTTAAATGTCATATTGGCAGAGTCAGTTAATAACCCTGCTGTAGTAGCATAAGTTACTCTGTTTGCAGTCAATCCTGAGTCTGTTACGCTAGTAAATAGTCCAGCACCACCACCTGCTATTAAAGCATCAGCATAGGCTTTAGTAACTGCGTCTGTAGATAATGTAGGAGTACCTAAAGCAGTAATTTTATTGGTAGCCATATTAAGGTTACCCGTCATAGGTGTTTGACCATCAGACGCTACACTTGATGTTAAAGTATTAGCAATGTCAGTAAGGGTGTTATTAGACCATGTACTTGTGATAGTTGTGCCTGTTACTACTGGATTACCAGCAGGTAGCGAATAAGTGCCTGAGCCATTTCGGGACATGATTTATTTTCCTTTTCTTAATGCGTCAGCCATAGGGTTATATTCTATGGATTCTTTAATTTGTTTTTTTAATGCGCTTTCTTTGCCTTTTTCTGCGACAAATTTAGACGCAGAACCTAATACTGGTATTTTACCCAATGGGGACTCATTTATCTTGTCTAAAGCAGTAATAATGGTGCTTGAAGTATTAGAATAGTTTGCAGCACCTTTTAATGGGGCATTTACATTAATCGTAGTAGCAAGTAAATCACGAATTTCTTGTGCGCCTTTTTTGCCAAATACATAGTCTAATTTGCCATCTTGGTCTAATTGTGTGACTACAGATTTAAACTTAGCAGGGGAAACTACAGGGTTACCAAATGAATCAACATCAACAGACTGTGAAACTTTGTCTTTAATGTACTGAATGGTTTGACCTTGTAACTCTTTCCAAGCCTGTTGTCCTTCAGGGCCTGCTTTCTTTAAAGTCATGCCAATAGCACGAACATCGTCTAATGAACCATTTAATACGCTATGGTCAAAGACATCTTCAAAAGCTACTGACCTGTCTGTAGTGCCAGGCTTAGTGCGTAACAACTTATCTACATAGCCAACATTTTCAAATTCACGACCAAACTTGGTACGCAGTTTTCTAGCTTCTTGGTATAACTCACCACCTTGACCTTCAGTCATTTGGTTGATAATGTTTTTCATAGCTTTAGCGTGTGTTTCGCCAACTGTGCCAGGTTCATAGTTTTTATTAATAAATTGGTAAATATCTTCCAAGTTATTAATAGAAATTTGACCTGCTTTTTTAGGGTCATTTTTAATTATTTCTTCGTCTACAGCACTAATAATTGGGGCTAATTTACGCTTAACTGTAGGAGTTTGATTGTCAATATAAGCCTTTAATGGGGCATATTTTACTGGTTGTTGTGTTTCGCCAGATTCTCTAGCGGCAGTATAAGCATTATTTATGTATTCTTTAGCCTTGTTAGCAGCGCCTACTAATGCCCTGTCTACTACTCGACCAGTTTCACGCAAGCCATAAGTTTCTTTGCCTGTAGCGTCTACAAATGCGTCAAAGTTTTGCAAAATAGCATCATTGCGTTTGGCTTGGGCTTCTACTAAAGGTTTACCTAATTCAGGGAAATTCTTAGGAGTTTCAATTTCAAACTTTTGCTGACCTAAATCACGCATAGCTTGACCTTTACTTAACTCTACTGGCACTCTTAACTGTTGTGCCATTTGCATTCTATTTACTGCTTCAGGAACTTCTGCTGCGCCTACGCCAGCCATTGTGGGCGCTTCTTTGCGTAGTGCTTGCGCCATGTTACTAACTGCTGGTTTAGCAGTTTGCATAGCTTGGCTCATTGCTGGGCGAACACCTTGGGCAGCCTGCATAGCAGATGGAATCATTCCAATATTGCCAAGATAAGGAGGTATTTTGGCAGATTCTAACGCACCACCCATAGATTCCAAAGCATTTACAGAAGCAGGTGATGTAGGCTGAAATTGAGTCTTTTCTCTTGCTTGTCTGTAATAAGCATCCCTAGCTTGTGGGCTAGGCATTTGACCTTGTGCAGCGCCTTCTAAAGCACTTCTACCAAGTCCATATAGCATTGAACCAGGTTGAGAAAGCGCAGCACTACCAATGGTTGCAGGCACTTCATATAAAGCCTTTATTTTATCCATCATTGAAGTTTGAGGCTCTGCAACAGGCACTTGCTTTGGCATCTGACTAGCCACTAATGGCACATCAGGTTGAACAACAGTTACACCTTTTTTTATGCCTAAATAAGAATCAGGGTCAAATGGTGTAGGTTCTGCTAAATATTTATCAGGGTCAAAAGCCATTATTGCTGTCCTAATTTTTGCTTAATTTTTAATGCCCTAGGGTCATTAGGGTTTGAATTAGCCCATTGCAATGCTTGTTGGTCATCGCTAGACAATTTTGGCATTCCAGATTCTTTAATAAATCTAGCTCCTGGGCCAGCTTGTATTTCTAAAGCACGAATAGCAGATTCTCTAGCTTGTTGCTTTTGTTTAACAACTGAAGCATCTTCACCTAGTTGTGGAAAATATTTCTTTTCTTCATTTTTGTATTCGTCAACACCAATTGCTGCGCCTGATTCTTTACGCAACACAGCAGAAATAAAGTTTCTACGAGCTTGTGCGTTTTGTTGCTGTTCTGCGCTTAAACCGCCAGCAACTTCAGGCAATACATTAAATAATGATTTTGTAGCTTCTGAATATTTATCGCCTGCAAAAGGTGTCATACCAGCAATTCCACTTACAACTGTGCTTGTTTTGCCAGGTATAGTTATGCCTTTTTTCTCAAGGTCTGTAACTATTTGATTTGCTTCTTTAGCTCTAATACCAAAACCAGTAGCATTACCTTGAGTATCTGTTAATTTTGCGCCACCCATTTCTTGAGCAAATTTTTGTTGTTCTAAGCCAAGTCTTTGACCTTCTAAGCCAACTCTTTGACCTTCGTAACTTAATCTTTGCTTAGAATCAGCAGCTTGTGACTTTTGATATTCAGACATTTGGTTTTTAAAGTCATTTAATGACCCTTTATATGGCATATTTGGGTCAGCTTTTGCAGCAGCAAATTCTCTTTCTAAGGTTGTTGCTTCTGGCAATGCAACTTTAGACAACTGTGGCAATAAAGCCTTAACTTGTGGGTATTGTTGATATTGAGTGGCTTTAGCCAATGCTGCTTGTGGGTCTTTTTGATAAGTTTGCATAACATCTTGCGCTGCTTTATCACCTTGAACACGCAACGCAACAGCTAATTCTTGTTGTTTAGTGTCTGCACGATTACCAACAGCTTCTCCTGCTAACGCATTAGCCATAGGGTTTAACTGCTGAGTCCAGCTAGGGGCTACATAATGACCACTAATCATTTGACCTTGTGGTTGTTGTAAACCTTTAGCCATAAGTAGTTCAGCCAATTTTCTTTGGCGGCTAACATCCTGTAATTCAGGATTAAAGTCTAATGCTTCTTGTTCAAGAGTAAGTGCCATGATAATTCCTATGCCAATGTTCTAAGTAGATTTGCTATTTGGTTTGTTGTGTTTAATGCTTGACCACCTGTACCAGATACATCTAATCCTGTAGCATCTTTGTTTTTTAAAGCATTTGCCATAGGATTGCTAAATGTAAATGGGTTTTTATTCATTTGGTAATAGCCACCAAATTGTTCAGGTGTGTATTGCGCTAAATTTTGCGCTGCATTTATATATTGAGAATTAGCATTTGTACCAGCATTTGTAACTGCTTGTGTGCCAGTTTTTGCAACAGTTTTTGCGGCTGGTGACAATAATTTTGCTAAATTGTTTGCTGCGCTTGCAGCTTGTCTTACTTCATTAGCAGTTTTTAAAGCCTCTGCTAATTGTGAACTTTTTGCAGCAGCGTCAGCAGCAGCACTAGCTTCTGCGTTATTTATTCCTGTATAACCCATTTCACCGTATGTTGGCCCCATACCACCTTCAGGAACTCCTGTTACACCTAATTCTTGGTATGTTGGCCCTTGTAATGGTGCATTAGTTCCCATTCCAATGTCGGCTGGAATTGATGTAGTAGCGCCAGTTGTATATGCAGCACTAGGGTCAACAGTAAATGGAGTTTCAGCAGTAGGTGTAAAACCTGTAGAGTTTAATATTTCTGACGTAGTAAGTTGCGGAGTTTCAGGCACAAAAGGAGCAGCTTCGGAAGCAACAGTGCCATAAGTAGCTAAAGGGTCAACAGCAAACGAACTGCCAGCAGTAGGGGTAAATCCACCAGAGCCTAATATTTCACCAGTTGTTAATGCGCCAGTTCCTCCAGCAGCAGCTTGAGCCGCTAAACCTACATTTACTGCTTCTGTGCTAGTAGCGCCAGCAGATAACGCTTCAAAGAAAGCAGCTTGCCCAGCTTCGCTTGCAATAGCACCAGCACCAACAGCAGCACCCTCTCCAGCAGCACCAAGAGCGCCAGCAGCAGGGGCAGCATAAGCAGCTAAAGCACCGCCAGCAAGAATAGCAGCAGGTGTAATGTATTCTCTAGGACTCATTCCAATCAAGCCACCGCCTGTGCCTATAGCACCACCTTTATTAGTATTGTGTTCTGTAACCCACCAATTTTGATATGCTGGGTCAACATCCCACCATTGATTAATATCATTTCTTATAAAATTAGGGTCAATTGAATTTACTTCAAATTTTTCTTTACTTGGGTCTACACTTCCATAAGCTAATTGATAAGCTCTGTTTTCGGCTGCGTTTAAATTTTCTCTAGGGGTTAAATCAACACGACCATATTTATCTACTCTGCCATTTAGCAATGTAGTTGGGTCAAAGTTTTCGTTTTTTACCCATTCACCTTCAGGATTTGTGCCATTTTCATTTTGGCCCATTGGCTTCCATGTATAACCAGCAGTCTCTGGAGGTGCGTTATAAACTAGATTTTCGCCACTAAATTCCCAAGGCATAATTAAAATATCCCTGAGCCATAAAGATTGCTTAAATAGTCATTGCTAGACATATCAACACTACTTCCGCCATTTAAATAATCATAAATAGAACCACCAAGACCTAATAGCCCTGTGCCAGCTTTAGCGGCAGTTCCTAAACTTCCTAATCCACCGCCACCTAACAATGCAGCAGCGCCTAGTCCATACAATCCAGACTGTGTATTAGCTGTTTTAGCATTTGCAGCATTTTGTTGAGCAATTTGAGCAGCTTGGCTAGTAGTGTAAGCACCAAGGTAATCAGGCCCAGCAACAGCAGCTTGACTATAAGGGTTAATGTAACCAGGTGTTGAAGCTGTTTGAAAAGCGCCTAATTGCTGTAATGGCAAATTCTTTTGTTGTAATGCTTGCGTATAGTTTTGTTGTAATGCAGCGTTGTTTGCTTGTTGTTGTTGCAAACTTTGACCTTGCATTTGGTTTTGTACTTGCGAACCAGCTAACTGTGCTTGTGTCATTAAATCGTTAGTTTTTTGACCTTGTTGAGTCATAGCACGGTTATAAGCCTCAGTACCAGGCACTACGCCTTGGTTAGCTAATTGTGCAGTTAAACGGTCATTACTTTGTTGAATTTGTGGTTGAAGTCTTTGATTAATAAGACCTGTAGCTTTATCCCAACCTTCCATACCTGTAAAGCCTTGACCTGTTTGTGCTTGGTATTGACTAGCATCAAAAGGATTAGCAGTAGATTGTGCTAACTGTCCTTGAATATTGCCTAAAGCTGACTGTAAAGGCTGTGCTAATTGTTGATTAGCAGTCCATGTAGGATTGCCATTAGCATCTACGCTTTGGGTATAATTTAGGCTTGCATAAGGGGTATTTTGGTTAATTCGGTTGGCAGAAGTAGCTTGTTGTGCCCCAGCTAAATTGCCTAATGTGGTTGCCTGTGCCGCTTGTGCATAAGGATTAGTGCTACCAGCATACGGATTAACCGTATTTGGATTAGCACCTTGTGTAAAAGTTGAACCTGCACCCATAATTCTCTCCTATGCCCATTTACAATATTCTGGGCGCATTTCTAAAATGACCAAATCCCCTTCGTCATGTGCGTCAGGAATGTAGGCAACATCTTTGAAACCAAGGTGTCGGTCTAGTCTTAGGGCTTTTTCATTATTCCCTGCAACTGTGCCAATTATAACCTTTAATTTCAAGGTGTTAAATGGGTAATTAAAAACCTCTTTTAAGAAGTCTTTAGTTGCCCAATGCTGCCCTTCTGACTCAACATGAATCATGCAAGATTTACCAAAAAAACCACAATAAATTATTACTGCTCTAATTTTTCCATCTAATACTTGACCTAAATAATGTGCATCTTGGGGAGTAGGCATTTTATGTTTAATTGCCCAATCCTTTAAAGACTGTTCATTATGTAAAATCAGAGTACACCCCCTGCTTCAAATACATAATCTGTACTAGCCCAATGCAATTCAATACCTTGTGCTACTGCAGTAAGGTTAATAGAGCCAGCAAATCCAATTCCAGTTACACCTTGCCAAATACGAGTAGTAATAAGACCACCACCCCATTTATTAGAATCCCAAACTCCTGAGTCCCAAAGTCCAACTGTTTGTGTTGTGGGGTTAAAGGAAACAGCACCACTATTATCAATAGGCTGAAAATCTACACTTAAACCGCATAAAACGCTTGGTATGCCACCATCAGACTGAAGAATGGGTCTTACCATCGTAAAGCGTTTATTTTGCCCAGGGGTGTCAAAATATGAATAAGCCTGTTGTACAACGCCAGTAATGTTTGCACCAGCGTCAGAGGTTGCAGCATAAAAATTGCCTACAAATCCATCACCACCAAAGTGCATAGTGTTATCGCCAGAAACTTCCCAACAATACGCTTGAATACCTGTAAATCTAGCCCATGACTTTGTAATGGTGTGCATTACATATTGTTCCATTCCGCTAGTAGTGGGAATGCTTAAAATCAACATATTTTCACTAGCAAAATATTGAATTTGCCAGCCAAAATTAGCATAATAAAGGGTTGCAGCTTGACTAATAGGGTAATAAATCTTGTCTGTAAGGTTTACTCTAGGGTCTAATCGGCTAGATTGCAATGCAGACGCAAGTGGTACTAATCCATCTTGAGTAAGTAAAAGAAGGTCACCTGACCATTTAAAAAAGCATCTACGGCTAAATGTTTGACCTAATTGCCATACGCCTTTTAATACCCAAGTGTCAGCATTATCAGGGTCAGTACCGTTATATACAATAACTTCACCCATTGAAGTTACAAATACTGCATAGTCATCAGCACCTTGACCAGCGTCAAGTGTCCATGTGCCCATTGCTTGTAAATAACCGCCATTTCGAGCAATTCCACCAAAATAAAGCGGTAAAGCTGCGCCACCAATAGAATCAACAGGCAAATACCATGCGTTTAAAGTGTCTTTTTGCGTAAAATATAGGCGATTTTTAAATAGGTTTACATTGATAAATGTGTTGCTATTTACGCCTGTAATGCCAATAGTGGTATAAGTTCCAACTACTGTAGCATTGGCGGCTGGTGTTGAGGCCATTACATAAGTAAATGTGCTTGCACCTGTTACTGTAACAATAAAAGTGCCATTGTATTCAGAAGATGTTGCGCCACTAATAGTAACTCTGTTATTAGTAACAAGCCCATGTGGACTAGCAGTCGTTAAAGTAGCAGTTGTTCCTGATTTAGTAATGCTTGAAATAGTCTGCGCTGTAGTCGTTGTTGCTACTGTAAACCATCTTGTGCCATCATAAATGGTAACTGGGTCTACTCCATTACAAGCAACAATAAAACTACCTGCGGTGTTAGTAATATTGACATATTGCAGTTTGTCGCTATTTAAACTTGAATAGACTTGAGAAGCTATAGAAGATGTAGCGTCATAAATCCTTACACCAGCAGCAGCAAATAGCTTATATCCGCTAGTAGTGGGGTAATTCATTAGAGTGTTTACTGCGCCTGTAATGCCTGTAGATGACTTGGTGTAGCCTTTACGCATAGTTACATCAGTAGGCGTGGGATACCAATTTATCATTTGTACAGCGTCAGTTGATGCCATTTGTGCAAGCGAATCTCTGCCATTCCACCCACCAATAGGTGAAGGTAC